CAGGGCCATATGCAGTACTCACCCCCCCTGGGGGTGGCCCCTTTAACCCCGGAGTCCCGTTCCACCGATGGCAGGCCGTCCCAAACGCAGAGCAAGATTAGCAGCCGAGGCCGCAGCCAGAGAGGCAGCCGAGGCCGAAGCCATGGCGAATGGCGAAGCCCCGCCCCCGCCGCCACCCCTGCCACCCGGTCCCCCGCCACCCAAGACCGAGTCGTTCGACGCCAAGGCGCAAGCCGAGATTATTGAGCGTTTGGCGCAAGACCCGGTTCTCTTTGTCGAATCGATGCTTGGTGCCAAGCCGCAAAAGTGGCAGGCCGAGGCGTTGAAGGCGATTGCCAGCAAGGACCGTGTGGCGATTCGCTCAGGCCATGGCGTCGGCAAAACGGCGTTCCTGTCTTGGCTGGTGTTGTGGTGGTTGCTCACGCGTATGCCCACCAAGGTGGTCTGCACCGCCAACACGGCGCACCAGTTATCGGATGTGCTTTGGTCGGAGATTGGCAAGTGGCACCGTCAGTTACCCGAGGGGATGCGACGGCTGCTGGAGATCAAGTCAGACAAGATTGAATTGACTGGCGTTCCCGACAGCTTTGCTGTGGCGAGAACCAGCCGGCGCGAACAGCCCGAAGCCTTGCAGGGGTTTCATAGTGAGAACTTGTTGTTTGTGATTGACGAGGCGTCTGGCGTCCCTGATGTGGTGTTTGAAGTGGGGCAGGGCGCCCTATCAACTGAGGGCGCCAAGGTAGTAATGACTGGCAACCCCACCAGGGCGAGCGGGTATTTCTATGATGCGTTCACTAAGAATCAGAAGCGGTGGTGGGGCAAGAAGGTTAGCTGCCATGATGCGGAAACGGTGGATAGGGGTTTCTTGGATGAGATGGCCGCGCAATATGGCGATGGTTCAAACCAGTACCGGGTGCGGGTATTGGGAGATTTCCCTGCTGGTGACGATGATGCGCTGATTGCGCGGCATTTGATTGAAGCGGCGAAGAGTAGACAGGTGGAACAATCGCAAACGGCGCCTGTGGTCTGGGGGTTGGACGTTGCGCGGTTTGGTGATGACGCCAGCGCATTGGCAAAACGGAAAGGTAATTCGCTGATTGAGCCTGTCCGTGTATGGCGCGGCAAAGACCTGATGGAAACATGCGGTCTTATCAAGATGGAATGGGACGCCACCCCCGGATCAATGCGCCCAATTGAAATCATGGTGGACGTTATCGGCTTGGGCGCCGGGGTAGTGGATCGCTTGCGTGAATTGAATCTCCCCGTCCGTGGCGTCAATGTTGCGGAGTTGCCCGCGATAGATGGAAACCGCTTCCAGCGTCTGCGGGATGAATTATGGTGGAAGGCCCGCGAATGGTTTGAGGCGCGGGACTGTGTGGTGCCGAATGATGATAGTTTTGTGGATGAATTGTGTGGCCCGTTGTATAGTGTGACCAGTGGGGGCAAAATTCAGATTGAGCCAAAGGCGCAGATGAAACGCAGGCTTGGTAGGTCGCCGGACAAGGCGGATGCGTTTTGTTTAACCTTTGCGGGTGTCGCGGCGGCTGTGTCTGGGTCTGGCGGGTATTCTGCTCGTTGGGGCCAGCCGCTTCGAAGGGCGGTAAAAGGGGTGGTGTGATGAAAGAAATCTGGGACAAGAACCGGCCAAAGGATTTGCCGAAACCCAAGAAGTTGTCGCCAGCCAAGAAGGCTGCGGCAATGTCTCGGGCGAAGGCAGCGGGGCGCCCGTATCCTAATCTTATCGATAATATGATGGCGGCGAAGAAGAAGAAGTGAAGTATTATTGTATTTCGCTGCGGGAAACGCCTGAGCGCACGGCGCGGGTGCAAAAAGAGTTTGAGCGCGAGGGTGTGCCGGTAACTTGGGTCTGGGGTGTGTATGGTAAATCCATGCAGATCAAGTCAGAGATACCCATGCACTCGGATTATTATGTGACCCGTGGTGCGACTGCTTTGGTGCTTAGTCACCATTTCGCCTGGAACATGGCGCAGCATGACGGTGCTGATGAGTTCATGGTGTTTGAAGATGATGTGGTGTTGCCAGAGAACTTCTTGGCGAAATGGGCCGCCATTCGCGCCAAGGTTCCAGATGATGTGGATGGCGTTTATTTGCAGAGTTGTTGTGTGGATGATCAGAAGTGGAAGCAGAAGTTCCACGATGAATTATATGATGTGAGGTATCCGCTTTGTACGGCGGCGATTTGGTGGCGGCAGCGTGCGATTCCGACATTGGTGGAGCATACGAAACCGGCGAATACGCCGGTTGATATTTTGTTGGAGCAAAAGACGCTGCGGCACTTGAAGGTTTTGACGGTGTTGCCGGAGTTGGTCAGCCAGTTGACGTTACAGGGCAAAATGTCGAGCGAGGTTCACGCATGAGCATGGAACATTTGGGTGGCTATTATGAGGAAGGCGATGGGCATACGTTCACGCCGGATATTTGGGGCTGGTTGTTGGTGGAATATGGGATTGAGTCTGTGCTGGATATTGGGTGTGGCACGGCGGTCAATCTGAAGTGGTTTCAGGACATGGGGTGCAAAATACTTGGGGTAGAAGGGCATCCCGATGCGGTGGCGAAGGCCAAGTGTGGCCCGATTATTATGCACGATTATACCAAGGGGCCGTTGGCGTTGGGCCAGCGGTTTGACTTGTGTATTTCGACAGAATTTGTTGAGCATGTGGACGCCCAGTATGAGGCGAACTGGTTTGCCACCATGCAATCAGCGGATCGTGTTTTGATGTGTCATGCGGTGCCGGGGCAGGGCGGGCACCATCATGTGAATGAGCAAACGGCGGAATATTGGATAGAGCGGTTTGGTCAGAATGGGTTTCGGAACTTGGTGGTTGAGAGTGCCATGTTTCAGGAAACCACTAGCCGGAAGCCTGCGCCTTGGGGCCGCAATACGCTGATGTTATTTGAGCGTGTGGTATGAGACTGGCGGAGCATCCAGCAGCGAAGCTGGTGGAGATTAAGCTGCCATCTATGATGGCGGCTTGTAACCCATCGATTGCGCTGGATGGTGACCGTATTCGGGCGGTTGTGCGAACGGTGAACTATCGGTTGCTGCCTACGGGTTCTATTTGGATCAAGGGCAGCGGGCCGGACACGGTAAATTGGTTGGTTGATTTGGATGCCCAGACACTGGAGCAGAGCGAAACTATTCAGATTGATGATAGTGTTATTCGGGCAGCGCCAATGGCGTCGAATGGCCTGGAAGATATGCGGCTGTTTGCTTGGCGCGGTGGTTGGTGGGGGTTGGCGAGCGGGTATTGTGGGCGAAATGACGCCAATACGATGATTTTGGCGCCCGTTGCGCCGGTTATGGATCGGAAGGTGGTGCTGTTATCGCCAACAGGGGAGAGGAAGGAAAAGAATTGGGTTATTTGCACCATAAATGGCGAATTATACGTCATTCATTGGATTAGTCCTATTTCTGTCTATAAGTATGCCGGTAATCAAATGCTGGAACCTGTGTTTTTTGGTGATGCTCATAAGGATTTGATGGGGTGGAGTGGTTCCAGCCAGGCGATTCCCTATAATGGCAAGCTATTGGCCTGTATTCACCGCCGTATGGGCGAAAAGTGTGGGCGTGATCCAATAACCTATGTGCATAGATTGGTTGAAATAGACCCGGACACTTGGGAAATCGGGCGTTTGTCGCCCATTTTTGCGTTTGAGGGCGATCAGGTGGAGTTTAATTCTGGGCTATCAGTGACCAGTGATAATGTGTTATTTAGTTATGGTGTCAAGGATTGCGCCGCAGTGGTGTTAAGATTGCCGATTGATGCGGTGGATCAGATATTTAAGGGGCAGTTGGTATGAAGTCGCCTGCCTGGACCCGGAAAGCCGGTAAATCAGCAAGTGGTGGTTTGAATGAGGCCGGGCGCCGGTCTTATGAGGCGGCTAATCCGGGTTCTAACCTGAAACCTCCGGTGAAGTCTGGCGATAACCCCCGCCGCGCCAGTTTTTTGGCGCGTATGGGTAACATGCCCGGCCCGGAGCGTGACGCGAAGGGCGAGCCAACGCGCTTATTGAAGTCTTTGCAGGCATGGGGGGCATCCAGCAAGGCGGATGCGCGGGCAAAGGCGAAGGCTATTTCTTCTCGTAACAAGGGGAAGTCCAAATGAGCCGCCAGATGAAGGACGATACCGGGCATGTTATTGCCCAGGTATTCGAGATGGATGGCACGCACGTTATCAGCAATCCATCCACCAGCACGCAAACGCCTGCCTTTGGCGCGCAAACAACGGCGGTTCGGGTCGCAACCACAGGCAACCATGTGCATATTGCTATCAATGGTGATCCTACTGCCACCACCAACAGCACGATGTTGCCGGATGGGTGGGTGGAGATTTTTGCGGTGAAGCCTGGCTGGAAGTTGGCGGCGATCAAAGGTAGTGGCGCTGGTAGTCCGGTTATCTCCATTACGGAGTTGGTTTGATGAAGTGTCCGAAGGCCACTTATGATCTCAAAGAAAACCTGGAATACCGCGACCGGGCGTTCAAGGATTTCGGTTATGGCCCGGCCAATCCGAATAGTGAGGATGATTACTTTTGGCGTTTGCGTGCTGATGAATGGAATACTTCGCCAGAGGAAGCGAAGGGTATGCGGTGTGGTAATTGCTCCGCGTTCATTCAGACCCCAGAGATGATGGCGTGCATTGTTAAGGGCATCCAGGGGGAAGAAAGTAACGATGAGACGTATGCGCCCGAAGTTAGTAAAGCGGCGAATTTGGGGTATTGTGAATTGTTGGAGTTCAAGTGCGCGGCGGATCGGACTTGTTCCGCGTGGTTGGTGGGTGGCCCGATTAAGAAGGCTTTGAGTGGCCGCCAGCGTGATATGGTGTTGATGGCGAAGGCCATGATTCCGCCGATGCGTGAAGGGGCGGAAGATGAGGAAGAAGATTGATGAAAAGCGTTACCGCGCCGCGCAATCTGAAGATCAAGGGCCAGGATCATATGCTGGCTTACATTACCGCCAAAGAGGCTGCGCTGTTGAAGGCGCGCGGTGGTTCCGGGCGCATGACTGAGCATGGCGTCAGGGCGTATAACGAAGGCCCTGGTGGCGACCCTAGCGACAATGCCAATTCAATGTCTGAGTCGGCCACCCAAGATGCTGTTGGCGGCAACATGGGCCAAGGCGCTGGCCCTACTGGGGCTGGGGCTGGTTCTGGCCCTCCAGGCGACCCTGACCCTAGCTCTAATGAAGACGCGGGGAATGTAGAGGCTACAGCGCAACAGGTAGGGCCGTTATCATTCAGTGCGCCTTTTGGTGTGTTTGACGCTAGTCGCGGGATGGGTGTTATTGGTGGGTTGGCTAGTTTAGGGCTTGGTGCTCCTGGCCTTGGAGTGGGTTTGTCTGCGATTGGGGCTGCTATAGATGCCCAGAAGGCCCAAGACCAACTTGATCAAATGGGCATACAGGCGAACATAAGTACTCCCCAAGCTGTGGCGAATGCTGCCTCTATTGGCGCATTAGGTCAAAGTGCTGTCAATCAATTTGGAAATGCATTGGGTTTTGATGCGTTTGCAGAAGCCCCTATGAGTGCTACGTTTGGGGCGCCTGATCCTCTCGGGGATATTGCCGCGTCTCAAATGGATTCTGGTGGCGCTGACCAAGGTTTGTTAGATGCAGTTCCGCCCGTTGAATTGCCTAGCGCGGTTGGTTCTTTGCAAAAGCCGCGCTATCAGATTGTGAATAATACGCTTGTTCCTGTTCCTTCCGGTTTGCTGGGGTAATCAGATATGGACCCGAAGATTTCCGATTTGGTTTCCGAAGTAACTGATATGATGCAGGAAGCCGCGATTGATGCTGGCATGGATACTGATTTGCCGGATGAGATTGATATTCAGGCGATTGTAGCTGGCGAGATTGAAGACGCTGTTGATTATATCGACAGTGTGATTTCGCCAGACCGGGCGCTTGCTACTCAGTATTACCGTGGCGAGCCATTTGGCAATGAGGAGGATGGCCGGTCACAGGTAGTTAGCCGTGATGTGCGCGATACGGTGCAGGCGATTTTGCCAAGCATGATGCGTATGTTCTTTGGTGGCACTAACATTGTTGAATTTGCGCCAAATGGCCCTGAAGATGTGGCGGCGGCCCAGCAAGCAACGGATTATATCAATTATGTGGTGACCCGCGATAATCCGGGTTTTGAGATTTTCTATTCCGCGTTCAAGGATGCCTTGGTTTGCAAGACAGGGATTATCAAGTTCTATTGGGACGCGGCGGAAGAGGTTGAAACGTCTGACTTGTCTGGGCTGGATGAGACTGCCTTGGCGGTTCTCAATTCTGATCCGGAATTAGAAGTGCAAGTAACGGTGGCGTATCAGGGGGACGTTGACCCGGCTACGGGTATGCCTGGCCCAACCGTTTATGACGTTCGCGTAATCCGCCGCCGTGACAAAGGGCGCTTGCGGATTGCGTCTGTTCCGCCTGAAGAGTTCTTGGTCAGCCGCGCAGCGATTAGCCTGGATGATGCGTCTATCATTGCCCACCGCCGTATTATGACGGTAAGTGAATTGGTGGCGATGGGTTACAGTGAAGAAGAGATTGAACCATACGCCAATGAAGTCGATGAACTGGAGGACAACGAAGAACGGTTTGTTCGTAATCCCCAGGCCACAATTGATTTTGCCAATCGGTCTGATGTTGCGGCGAAGAAGGTTTTGTATGTCGAAGCCTATGTAAAGATCGACATGGATGGCGATGGCATCGCTGAGTTGCGTAAGGTTTGCACGGTTGGCGGTGGTTATGAGGTGGTTCGGAATGAACCAGCTGATATGATCCCGTTTGCTGTGTTCTGCCCTGATCCGGAACCCCATACCTTCTTTGGTATGTCTGTGGCGGATCAGGTTATGGATATTCAACGGATTAAGTCGAATATCCAGCGCAATATGTTGGACAGTTTGGCGTTGGCGATCCACCCGCGGGTTGGCGTGGTTGAAGGCCAGGCCAATATGGATGATGTGTTGAATACTGAAGTTGGTGGCGTCATTCGTATGCGCGCCCCTGGTATGGTGCAACCTTTCGCTATGCCGTTTGTTGGTCAGCAGGCGTTCCCAATGCTGGCTTACATGGATGAAATGCGGGAGAACCGCACAGGTATCACCAAGGCTGCTTCTGGTTTGGCGGCTGATTCGCTGCAATCTTCCACCAAGGCTGCGGTGGCTGCTACGGTTTCGGCGGCCCAACAGCGCATGGAGTTGATTGCGCGTATCTTTGCCGAAACGGGCATGAAGCGCCTGTTTGGTGGTTTGCTGCGGTTGGCGATCCAGAACCAGCGTCCTAATCGCATGGTTCGGCTGCGCGGGCAGTTTGTTCCGATTGATCCGCGAGGCTGGGATGCCAATATGGATGTGGTTGTTAATGTGGCGCTTGGCGGCGGCACGGATCAGGAAAAGGTTCAGGTTCTTACTACGGTTTTGGCGAAACAAGAGCAGATTTTGCAATTAGCGGGTATGAATAATCCGTTGGTAAGCCTTTCTCAGTACCGTAATACGCTGGCGCAGATTTTGGCGTTGTCTGGCTTTAAGGACGCGGATCAGTTCTTCAGCGATCCGGCCATGATGCCACCGCAGCCGCCGCAACCGCCAAAGCCTTCGCCGGAAGAAATGCTAGCCCAGGCGCAGATGGCGGCAATCCAGGCGGATATTCAGAAGAAGGCGGCAGAACTAGATTTGAAGCGTGAAGAGATGATCCGAAAGGATGATTTGCAACGCGATCAGTTTGAGGCTGACTTGATGGTGAAGATTGCGGAAATGCAGGCCCGTTATGGCGCGCAGATTGATGTGGCGGCGATCCGCGCCAATATGGAGCGGGACCGCGAAATGATGCGCCAGCAGGCAATGCAGCGCCAGCAGATGATGGCGCCCCCGCAAGTAATGGGCGCTAACATGGCGCCTGGCGGAATGGGTGGCCCAATTGTCTGATTTGGCTTCACAGATTGCCGCAGGGAATGATGCCCTGCGGTTGATGAATGACCCGACGCTGAAGGCAGCGGTGGAAGTGGTTGAAAAGGATTTGTTTGAACAGTGGCGTAACGCCAAGTTTGAAGCAGATCAGAAGTATATCCATGCCACAATGCGTGGTTTGCATGAGTTTTTGCGGGCGCTTCAAGCCGCTATTGATAGTGGAAAAGTGGCCGCGTCACTCGCTGAGAAGCGATATTAGAAAAGGAAGATTTGATGTCTGTAACATCCGGCACCCCCGCTGAAGGCGGGATCGGAATTCACCAGGCACAAGATGCCATAGCCGATATTCTGGCCACCGATGAAGGTGACATCCAGGACGGTGAGGCGCAGCAGCCCGAGGCGCAAGCCGAAGGCACCGAGACAGAGGAAGCGGTGCAATCCGAAGATACTGTTGAGGAAACCGATGAAAGTGAGGATAGCGACCAGCAAGAAGAGCAACCTCAAGAAAGGCTTCCTGAGTCCATTAAGGTTAAAGTTAATGGCGAAGAAGTCGAGGTCACGCTTGACGAGTTGGCCCGTGGTTATTCGCGGCAGTCGGACTATAGCCGGAAGACACAGCAACTAGCGGAAGAGCGCAAGGCGTTCCATGCAGAGGCTGAAGCCATCCGGCAAGAGCGGGCGCAGTATGCGACGCTTTTGGGCGCGTTACAGCAGCAGTTGCAGGCGCAACAACAACTGGATCAACAACCTGATTGGGACCGTCTTTATGATGAAGACCCCATTCAGGCGACCAAGTTAGAGCGTCAGTGGCGGAAGGCTCAAGAGGAACGCCATGCTAAGTTGACGGCTATTCAGGCCGAGCAACAAAGGATTGGTCAGGCTTTTGAGCAACAAACCACCGAGCAAATGAAGGCTTTGCTTATTCAACAAGCACAGCGGCTTCCTGAAATCATTCCTGAATGGAAAGATGAGAAGGTGGCCACTGAAGGCAAAAAGCAGTTGCGTAGTTGGCTTGCGGATCAGGGATTGAGTGACGTTGAAATCAATTCTTTGAGCAAAGCCGAGCATGTGGCGATTTTGCGTAAAGCCATGCTGTATGACATGGGGAACAGAAAGGCGCAGTCTTCAGTGAAGCCGCAGCCTGTGGCGACAAGGCCCGTTAAGCCGGGTTCCGCCGTAAATGTTCCTGGCACCAAGAGCGTTACAGATGTAACCCGTGCAAAGCAGCGTCTCGCTAAAACCGGGACTGTCAACGATGCCGCCAGCGTTTTGGCGGCGATGCTCTGAAAGGAAATAGGCTATGACTATCGTAACCAATACCTTCACGCGTTATGATGCCAAGGGCATCCGTGAAGACCTGGCGAATGTGATCTACAACATTTCGCCGGAAGAAACCCCGTTCCAGTCTAACACTGCCCGCGTGAACGTGAAGAACACGTTCTTTGAGTGGCAGACCGATAGCCTGGCGGCGGCTTCTACCACCAATGCGGCGCTTGAAGGCGATGATATTTCGTCCTTCGATGCCGTGACCCCCACCACTCGTCTGGGCAATTACACGCAGATCAGCCGCAAGACGGTTGTGATCTCCGGTACCCTGGAGAGCGTGGACAAGGCTGGTCGCCGTTCGGAACTCGCTTATCAGATGGCGAAGAACGGTGCAGAACTGAAGCGCGACATGGAAGCCACGTTGCTTGCCTCTAAGGCCGCCAACGCTGGTAACAACGCCACTGCGCGCCAGACTGCGGGCCTTCCCGCGTTCCTGCGCACCAACACCAACTATGGCTCTGGCGGTTCTGACCCCACCGTTTCTAACGGTGTTGTGAACGCCACCCGCGTTGATGGTACGCAGCGCACTTTCACGGAAACCATCCTGAAGGATGTCATTTCCAAGGTGTGGACGCAGGGCGGTACGCCGAAAATCCTGATGGTTGGCCCGTTCAACAAGCAGGCGGTTTCTGGCTTCGCTGGCATTGCCGAAATCCGTTACAATCAGGCGACCCCTCGCCCGACTGTGATTATCGGCGCTGCTGACGTTTATGTGTCTGACTTTGGTGCGGTGTCTGTAGTGCCTAACCGCTTCCAGCGTGAGCGTGATGCGTTCGTGCTTGATCCGGAATACGCGGCTACCGCCATTCTCCGCCCGATCCAGACGATGGACCTGGCGAAGACGGGCGATGCGGAAAAGCGCATGATGCTTTGCGAATATGGCCTCATGGTTCGCCAGCAGGCCGCGCACGGCATTGCTGCTGACTTGAACGCGTCGTAATTTGATAGGGGCTGGCGGGTAACTGCCAGCCCCACTTCATGGGTGAGGCATGACTGAGAAGATTTTCGATATTGACCCGCTAACTGGGATCAAGTCGGTTTGGCATTATGATGATGCCACGGATACGGCTTTCATTGAGAAGCGCCAGGACGTTACCGCTATTGTGGAGGCAAACAAGGCGGAGATGAATAGCGACCATGGGCGTTATGGCGAGTGGAACAAGGTGGCGACCATCCCGCTTAGCGTTTACTATGATTTAAAGATGAAGGGCATCGCGGATGATCCGGTTGCCTTTAAGAAGTGGTTGAATGATCCGGACAATATGTATTTCCGCACCAGGCCGGGGCGCGTTTGATGCGGAATACGATTTCAGTCTGTGTCCCTTGCCGGGATGTTGTGGATAGCGGGTTTGCCTTTGATCTTGCCCGCTGTGTGGCGGCCCATACGGCTTCCACCAATGACCGGGTTTTATTGTTCCAGAACCAGGGGACGTTGATTGTAAACCAGCGCCAGGAACTGGCGCAGGCATCTTTGGATGCGGGGGCTACGCATATCGTGTTTATTGACGCGGATATGCGGTTTCCGAAGGATGCGATCTTTAAGTTGCTGATGTCCGGCAAAGATATTATTGCCGCTAATTACTGCACAAGAAAGTTGCCTTTGCGGTCTGTGGCGTTTGCGGATGATGAAACCCAAGAGCGGGTATATTCCGGCCCGGATGATACAGGGATTCAGTCTGTAGCAGCGGTGGGTATGGGCCTTATGGCGATCAGGGCTGAAGTTTTCGAGAAGATGCCGAAGCCTTGGTTTCACATCCATTATCAAAATGGTGTATATAGTGGCGAAGACATTTGGTTTTGCCGGGGCGCGCGGGAAATGGGGTTTGAGGTATTTATAGACCACGATCTTAGCCAGGATGTGCGCCATTCGGGGGTGTTTGAGTTTTCCAATGCCCATGCGTTTGCAGCGAGGGATCAGTAGTTATGGCGATCACCAACTACAGCACGTTGCAGACAAGTATAGGCGACTGGCTTAATCGGTCTGATCTAACGTCTGTTATTCCTGACTTCATTACCATGGCGGAGGCGCAGTTCAACCGCGTGTTGCGCCACAGGAAGATGGTGGAGCGGGCGACGGCTACGCTGGACAGTGAATATAGCGCCATGCCTGGCGATTGGCTGGAAAGCATCCGGTATCAGTTGAACACCAACCCAATTACGGTGATGGAGTTTGTTTCACCAGATCAGGCAGCGGTGTTAAAGGGCGCTTATTCCACCAGTGGGAAGCCGATTTTCTACAGCCAGATTGGCCAGCAGTTTCAGGTTATCCCAGGGCCGGATAGCGGGTCTGCCTACACTGGCGAATTGACGTATTACGCAAAGATACCGGCTCTTTCCGCTGGTAATACGACTAATTGGCTGCTGACGGATTCGCCGGATATTTATTTGTATGGCTCTCTTTTACAGGCGGCGCCCTATTTGCAGGATGATAACCGCATTGCGGTATGGGGTGCCATTCATGCTAAATTGTTGGAAGATTTGAAGGTATCCGATGAGCGGAGCCGGATGGCGACAAGTTCACTGCGAATGAGGGCAAGGAGCCTAGGTTAATGACCACAAATGCTTTCACCAATTATCTTGAAAACAAGATAATGGCTTATGTGTTCAGTGGGACGGCTTTTTCTTCGCCGTCTGCTACGTTGTATCTTGGGTTGTTTACTTCTGCGCCAGGTGAAGGCGGTGGTGGTACGGAAGTTTCAGGTAATGGGTATGCCCGCAAGCAACTCACTTTGACCACAACCAATAATGCCAGCACCAACGGTTCCGCTATTGAGTTTGATGCTGCGACTGGTTCTTGGGGTACGATTACCTACGCTGCGATTTTCGATGCTTCAACATCTGGTAATATGTTGGCTTATTCGCAGCTAACTACTTCACGCACCATTGAGAATGGCGATGTTTTGCGCGTCCCCGCTGGTGAATTAGACATCACTCTTGAATAGGGTTTCCGTAGATGGCTTTCGTAATCGCTGATCGGGTTAAAGAAACTTCGACCAGTACCGGAACGGGTAATTTTACCCTAGCTGGTGCGGTTACGGGCTTCCGTGCCTTTTCTTCTGTGCTGTCTTCTAGTGACACAACTTATTATACAATTGCTGAACAAGGCGGGACCAATTGGGAAGTTGGAGTTGGGACATTTACATCCCCTTCTACTTTGGCCCGTACAACTATTTTGTCTTCCAGTAATTCTGGAAATGCCGTTAATTTTGCGGCTGGCACAAAAGATGTTTTTATTACTTTACCGGCTGCTAGAACGGTTCAATCTGTTGATGGTGGTACTACTGGTTTAACGCCATCAACCGCTTCTTATGGTTCTATTACTTTAGCTGGTACGCTGGTTGCGGCTAACGGCGGAACGGGCCAATCATCATACACAACTGGTGATTTGCTTTATGCTAGTGGCTCTACGGCACTCTCTAAGTTGGCTGGTGTGGCCACTGGGAATGCACTCATTTCTGGCGGTGTTGGGACTGCGCCATCTTATGGTAAAATCGGTTTAACAACACATATTAGCGGGACGTTACCAGTCGCAAATGGTGGTACTGGGACAACAACAGCATTTACAACTGGTTCTGTTGTTTTTGCTGGGGCGTCTGGCGTTTATTCACAAGATAATGCGAATTTATTTTGGGATGATACTAATAATCGGTTGGGTATTGGTACGGCAACGCCAAGCACGGCTTTGGATGTAAACGGCACTATTCGGGATAGTAAGGGTGATGTTCGTACTGTTGTACAGAACTCCCAGACTTCTGCTTATACATTGGTTGTTGGAGATGCTGGTAAGCATATCAGTATCACTACTGGCGGTGTTACTGTTCCTGCTAGTGTGTTCAGTGCTGGCGATGCGATTAGTATTTACAATAATAGCACTAGTAATCAGACGATTACCCAAGGCGCTAGCGTAACTATGTATCTTGGGGGAACCGCCACAACGGGTAATAGAACCTTGGCGCAGCGCGGTATTTGTACTGTGTTGTGTGTAGCTTCTAACACGTTTGTTATTTCTGGCGCTGGGGTTACCTGATGACTATTCAGCAGATGTTTTTATCAACTTCTGCGGCTGCTGGCGCTCCGACTGCGGTTGAATATTTAGTTGTCGCTGGTGGCGGTGGCGGTGGCGGCAATCGTGGCGGTGGTGGAGGCGCCGGAGGATTTAGAACAGCCAGTGGTTTTTCTGTAACTGCTGGAAGTGCAATTACAGTAACAGTTGGTGCGGGAGGTAGCGGAGGTCCGTCAGATCAAGGAGCAACGGTTGCATCAAAAGGAAGTAATTCTCTTTTTTCTACAATAACATCAACTGGCGGCGGTGGTGGTGGTAGAAATTCTGCTGGCGCCGCCGGGGGGTCTGGTGGGGGCGGTGGCTCCAATGTTGTTGGCGCTGGTGGCGCAGGTAATCAGGGGGGATATTCTCCAGCAGAAGGTAATAATGGGGGCGGTTCTCGCGATAATTCCCCAAATTATCCTGGTGGTGGTGGCGGTGGTGCTGGCGCTGCTGGAACGACACCCGCAAATGGCAGTGCGATAGGTAATGGTGGGAACGGTTTATCATCTTCAATTTCTGGTTCTTCTGTAACTTATGCAGGGGGTGGAGGAGGTAATTCTTATTCTACTAATCCTGGGGGAACAGGGGGGACAGGTGGTGGTGGACATGGGGGGGATGCAAATAATTCTGGTTTAACTGATGGTGGTACAAATACTGGTGGTGGAGGCGGCGGGGCAAATGATGGGTTTGGTGGTGGTAAGGGCGGTTCCGGTATAGTGATTATTCGTTATGCTGATTCTTTCACCGCAGCTACAGCAACCACAGGATCACCAACAATTACAGTTTCAGGGGGATACCGTATCTATAAATGGACAGGTTCCGGCTCAATCACATTCTAAGGAATAAAATTGATGTTTGGTGCTGCTTCTTTTGCTGAAATACCATTTTCTGCTGCAAAAGGGGTAACCATATCTATTGATGTGGCGATTGATGCTGCTTCTGATTTTGTTTCTTCCGTAATAAGATTAGCGCAAGCCAACATTCAAATAGATGCTGTTTCTGAAATTTCTATACAAACAAATAAAATAACATCTACTAGTTTAGTTATTGATGGTGTTTCTAACTTTGCCGTAAATATACAAAAAATAAAAGAATCATCAATTGTTATTGATGGTATTTCTGATTTTACTATAAACACAAACCGCATATTCATTAACCCAATAGCCTTTAACGCGGTATCTGATTTTACTTTTGGGCCAAGTTTAAAATGGACGCAAATTCCAGATGGTACCAAAACATGGAATCAAATATCTGATTCTGTTACAACATGGACGCCGGTATAGCCGTGAGGGTGCAATAAATGGCTGACTCAACAACCACCAATCTCGGGCTTACAAAGCCGGAAGTTGGCGCTTCTGCTGATACTTGGGGAACCAAGATCAATAGCGATTTAGACTCAATTGATGCGTTGTTTGCGGCATCTGGTGCCTTGACTGTAGCCAATGGTGGTACTGGCGTTAAGACTATTACTGGTATCATTAAAGGTGCTGGTACGAGTGCTTTTGCTGCCGCGACTGCTGGCACGGATTACCTGGCACCCCCGTCTGGTACTGCTATCCTAAAGGCTAATTCTGGTGGAGCATTGGCCAATGCGACGGCTGGAACTGATTATGTTGCGCCGGGTTCTACCACTACTTTTACGGCCACACAGACTTTCAATGGCAGCAGCAGCACGCTTGCAAGTGTGTTAGCTAACGCGGCTGAAACCACCACGGTTTCCGCGACGGCAGCGACTGGCACCATTAACTATGATGTCACCACTCAATCTGTTTTGTATTACACCACAAACGCTTCTGGTAATTTCACCATAAATATCAGGGCATCGAGCGGAACAACGCTCAACAATGCTTTGTCCATTGGCCAGGCTGTTACAGTGGCATTTTTGGCCACCATTGGTTCTACTGGCTATTATAATAATGTCATTCAGGTTGACGGTTCTACCGTTACTGCAAAATGGCAAGGGGGCGTTGCGCCAGCCACAGGTAATGCCTCCAGTATTGATGTTTATACATACACGGTAATCAAGACGGCAAACGCCACATTCACCGTTCTTGCCAGCCAAAGCCGGTTTGCTTGAGGTAAGATATGCCCACAGCGATCACACATGGCGCCATGACAGCCCGTGCTTTTGGGTTGTTTACGGGTAATATTGTCACGCCAAGTTTTGAATATTTGATTGTTGCGGGTGGTGGTGCGGGTGGTACGCCAGCCGGGGATGGTGGTGGTGGTGGTGCGGGTGGTATGAGAAGCGGAACTTTTAGTTCTGTTGTTTACAATAATGCCTATACTGTAACTGTTGGCGCTGGTGGTTCGGCTGGTAACGCTGATGATGCGATTGCGCCCACAAACGGGTCTAATTCACTAATATCTTCAGTTGTAACATCCACAGGCGGTGGTTTTGGGGGGTATCTTAATAGAAATGTTGCCCAAAAAGACGGCGCAAATGGCGGGTCTGGTGGTGGTGGTTTAGGTAATAATGGCGGAGGCGCTGCCGGTTCTGGAACTGCTGGTCAGGGTAATAATGGCGGTACAGGTTTTGATAACCCAGCATCTGGACAGCATAGTGGTGGTGGTGGGGGGGGCGCTGGTGCAGTTGGGGGTAATGCAAGTGGAAGCGTAGCTGGTAATGGG